GCATGATCCATTTTAAACGCGCGAGCTGCCTTGATTAGTTGTACATCGCTTGCGCTATGTCTGCTGCCTGCCATGGTAGTACCTCGTTTCTGTCTGTTAATCAGATAATAGCAAACGCGTATAAAAACCTATTTAAACGCGCCTGCTATTGCTTCTTGCACAATCTTTGCAACTATTCCTGAATCTAACAATTCCTGTGCTACCTCGCTGCCCTTTTGCCATCTACCCCTATGTATCTGGCTTTGTTCATCCCCGACCACAAAGCGCGCGTATGCTGCAGTACTAATGATCGATACCTCACCCATTTGCTCTTTCATAATCACGTATGAATTATTGAGCGCCTTGCTCGGCTGCCAGGGTAAACCGTTGCCGCGCCCTCGCATGTACTTTTTCATCTTACCCATTGCAAACATGCGTTTCACAAAACGTTCTTGCTTCGCTGATACCCATTGCATACTGCCAGGGATTGGCTCGGCTGGCTTTTCTTTGTTCAGCCGTGTTTTGGCTATCTCGGCAATGGTTGCCATTGCTACCTGTTGAGCCGCTCGCATCTTTTCAGTTAAATGCAGGGCAGCGTTTTCAATAATAATTTTGGTCAATAGTCTACCTCTTCTGTTTCAACGTCTGGCACGTATTCAACAATGGTATAACCTGCTTCTGTAGCAATATTTACTACACGCTGTCCACTGTCACCTTGCCAGGTTTTGGTATTCTGCAGAATGTCATTAAAATACATTACTTCGTAACTGTTACCAGAAAATTTGCCCAGCTTTTCATTGTAGGTATACGTTTTGGTATCCTGTTGTAGTACTAGTTTCATCGATTCCCCTTAAATATCTGCATTGCTACCTCTAACAGCCCTTTGTCTTTCTGTGTGGTTATAGTGCTAATGTCTGTCATTGCCATTGTTAGTACCTCGCGAAATTTGTAATTAGGTCTGTCGCTGTAAACCTTCAGAGTGTATGCATTGTCTACCGCGTCTATATATGCAACTTCGTCTTTCTTATATCCATTTGTAGGATATATATTTTTTAGACGTTGTAATTTTTCACCTGCTGTGCGTTGTGCTGCAAATGCTTCTGATTCAGTTTTACCGTAATTACCATTTTTTTGCGTAGTGTGCAATAGTTCGTGCACAATAACGCTATCAGATGTTTTGCTGTTTACTCGTATATCAGGTCTACCCCCTGTCATCCCGCTTCCAGCTCGAGCGTTGCTATATTTTACGTATATACCATAAGGTAAACCGCTTGAATCTGCTTCACGCATGCCGTAAATTAGGCGTGCATATTCTTCTATGTTTGCTTGTGCTTTTTTGGGGAATTTTGAATCAAACGTTAGCTTTACTTTTTGCGGGTTATCGTGTTGCAATGCTGTTAAAACGTTTTTGTATATGCCTGGCTCGCTATCTGACAAAATTTTTTCTAATGCATCTTTTTGGGTTTTATATGCTGTATAGCGTGTTTGCCAATCAATGCGCGCATTGTCTAACTCTAATCTTGCAGCTGCAATAGATTCAGGCGTTTTTGTTACAGAATACGCATATTGCAATTGCTTGTATTTTTCAGCGTATGCACTATCATTTTCTACCATTCCTTTTACAGGCGTTAACGCTGCCAGTTTGCTTGCAGCTTCTTGTACCTCTATAGGCACCATTGCTCGCACCTGATCAGCCATTTCAGCAGGCGTAAGATCGTACAACTTGCGCGTGTTCTGTGTAGTGATTGCCGTTGCTTCGTCTACCGTCAATTCCTCGGCAGGCGTTTCGGCTGGCTGTGTAATTGCCCCTACATAATCGATGCCTGTATCACATCGGCAATTTACGTGTGCAGGCGCACCCTGGCTAATGTCCTGGTCACCACTGTACACGCTTGCCCACAGGTCATCAGTTAAGCCGTCTAACTGTTGGCACATCTCGCATACCTTGCGATCCTTTTCGGTATTCCAAATACGCACTACGCTAATACCTGCCGAGCGCGCGTTATTAAGTATTTGCAGTGTCTGTTGTGATGCCGCGCGCGTTGGCTCGGTAAACGCAATACGGCTCGCGCGTAGCTGTCCAAACATAGACAATGATTGCATTACATCGGTTTGCCCAGTGCCAGGCGTTACCATGTAATCCGCTATTACTTTGTCTACGTAGCTTTTTTCTGTAGTGCTTAAATCAATTAAAAACGGATTCCAATACTGATCTAAATACGTTGCGCCATGCTGCTTAATTCCTTGCTCGATCAGTGCTGCAGATTGTTCATCAGCCATGCCGCGTATAGGTGTAACGCGCTCGCTGCCAGCCTTTAAAACGGTATCAGCCACGGATTTGTCAAGAATACCCCGTAAATCCGTATCGATACCGCTGTAATCACCCGCTACAATCTTTTGGCTGATATCCTCGTTACGCGCCTCGAGCTTCTTAACGATAGCCTTGTATACTTTTTGCTCACCTGCTGTCATATCTGCATAGCCTAGTTTTACGGCAGCAAACACGCCTACAATATCAGCTTTTTTTTTTACGCTGTCTAGCTCGCTATCGATAAAATCCAACAGGTAACCAGGCAGCACGTCGCTTGTAAATTTCACTGCCGCGCTCTTGCCTGGCTTAAATCGTGCCAGTGCTTTTGCCTCGTATTTGTCCAGCTCGCTAATACGCTTGCCTGCCGCGTCATCTAGTGCAAGCACCTCATCAGGTGCCGCGTTTTGTTGCGTGTCAACAGGGTTATTTGTATCAACATTTACGCCGCCGTCAGTGTCTACAACTTTAGGCACAGGCAGCCCTAATGCTTCCTCGATGTTGTCATAGCCCAGCTGTTTCATTGCAGCTCGCAATGGTAACCCAGCTTGCACCAACAGCACAAGAGAATTTGCGCGCGCTGCCTCGTCTATCTGAAACACATCTAGTTTTTCAGGTAAAAACTGAAACTGATATTTTAACGGCTTAAATAGTTGCTCGTTCAATACGCGTTCATAAAATGCCAGCCGTGGCACAATTGTTTCTCGCCAAAATGATTGCCTGTCGCTGTTGGCTGTTGCATAGTTGGCAGCGCTTGCCTCTATCATCGTACGAGGTACACCAAACGTGCTAACGATGTTCATAACCGCGCGCTCTTGGATTGGTACCATGTCCATCTGATCTAATGGAAATGTCACAATCTGTGCTTTTACTTCGCCTCGGAAGAAAAACGTTTTGAACGCGTTTGATACGTTTTCTACGTAGCGTGTCCAGTGTGATTTTATGCGCTCAAGCTCAGGAGGCGTAATGCTTTTGTCCAGGCTTAACACCAATGCAGGCTGTGCACCATGTTCAAAAAATGCCGAGGCAAACCGCTCGAGGTAATACGCAAGCTGGGCAGATTGCAATGCTACGCGCGCTGGTGATACTTCTTCGTTTATATCCGTTTTAATGCTTGGCTCGTGAAAATAGACAATGTCCGCAATTGTCCAAACAGCATGCGTTTGCCCGTTGATTTTTTGGGTAAACTGCAAGCCTGTCATATAGTCCGCGCCCTGCTGCTTTTCAGCGTGGTACGTTACTTCAATACTTTTAGGGTTTAGGAATTGAAACCCATACAACACCCTACCGCGATATAAACGCAGCCAGAACGCGCGCCCTGTAAGCATCAGCGAACGCTCTGTTTGCTGTATAAGATTCTCTAATGGTGTGGTAAATGGATAATCGACTACCGTGCCAGATCGTAGCAATTCATACGGAACGGTACCTAATGCATCAGCTCGCAAGTTGATAGCACGATAGTACATTGGTACCTTTTCGTATGCATCCAGCGTGCCGTATAGCTCGCCTGCCTTCTTGGCAATGCTGTACCAGCCTGGTATTGCCTCAATTGATTTAAATTCCATTGGTGTACCTCATATGCCTGTTAGATGAAATCGTACAATACCTGCCCGCTTGCCAACATTTCGACAGCACCTGAAACCGCGTCTATCATGTCATCATGTTGCCCGTATGGAAATGCGAGGCACTCATCGATAAACTGGTTATTCCAATCGCCTCGCACTACCCTTATAAGCCCTTGCTCAGCTCGCACTGCCCAGGGCATAGCGCGCTGCATTTTGTCGCGAGTTACCACATAGCCCTGTAGGCTGATGTTTGCCAGTTCTGGCATTCGTCGTATATCTTGCAAGGCACCTAATCCTGCTTGTGCTTGCTCGATCCCTTGCATAGTATCGTATTGTTCCGTTTTCATAGTGTCCACCATGATTTTACGTACATCAGGGAATTCAGCTTTTACGCGTATTCCGTCTGCAATGTATAGTACGCCTGTATCATCAAATGCCACACGTACGCTGGCTGTATAGTCTGCAGTTTGCCGTACACTGGTTGCAGTATCCCAGTATCGAAACCATGCCAGCCCTGCAGGCGCTCGCTCGATAATGCTAAACCATTGCCGCTTAAATAGCGCGCCTGCCATGTCGACAAATTCGCCTTCTACCTCTTGCCTAAATTGCTCGCTGGTGTACGATTTTTTCAGCGTGTTCAGAAACGATTCAGGCAAAAATACATTGTCTGCCGTTTTGCTGTGTATGATTTCATAATCCGGATCACCTGAATTCCATAATTCATATATCCAATCCCTGCCGCGTGGTGTTGTGGTAACCCAGGCTCGAGCGGGTTCTTCTCGCAATGTTGCAATAGCAATTGTCCAGGTAGCAATAGGTACAAGGGCTGCTTCGTCTACCCATAGCCAGCCCAAATTAGCCCCTCGCAGGCGTTCCGGATTTTCTGCCGACCGTAACAGTATGATTCGATTTCCGTGCAGCCTAATCGTTCCTGTGCTGATGTTTTCTTGCACAAGTATTTTTGCCTTGCGTGCAATGTCGAGTAGCATTTTTCGCGCGCCATCTCGTAACATTGCATTGGTTGGTGCAATAATCATGCCTGTACTGTTGGCAGGCTGCCGCAACACCTCCACAACACCTGCCCTGGTTTTGCCGCTCCCGCGTCCACCAATGAACGCGCGAAATCTGGCATTACTCCGGAAAAATGCGAGTTGTGGCGCTGTTGATTCTGTCTGCTTCAATAACCTCACTGGGTTTGAATTCTGCAAGTTGTCGTACAGGTTCGTTGCCTATCTCTACAATAAAATCATCAGCCACCTGGTTTGCAGGCGCTTCGTATTTCTCGCGGTATTTTTCAGGCTTTAACCCCTTGAGTAAAAACATAGCAAGCAGGTCAGATGTTCGCGCGCGTTCTGATACGTTCATCTCGAGGCGCTCGGCTGCTTCCTCTATTGCATCGTGCCACAGCTCCCGAACATCAGGGCGTTCGTTGTACGCCTTGCGTGCTGTCTTTCTGTTGATGCCTACATACTCGGCAGCTGCTGTTACATTGCCCCACAAACTGAGATGCTTTACAAACACAGGTAGCCAGGCTTCAACATCTAAATTCGTCGTGCGTGCCTCGCGCCCGTCGCTGTATTTCAGCACTATTGTTTCAGGTCTTACATACGCTCGGCTGTTTTGTTTGTTGCTTGGTTTCATGCTCTCAATTTTGGTAGGTCTGCCGCGCTTCCTCGGCTGCTGCATTGGTAGCTCTGGCTTGCGCTTTGGTCTGCCTGGCTTGCGCTTGGCTTTACCAATCAACGGCAATATTTCGTCATCACTCATTTTGTTACTCGATTCGATCGCTGGTAATAATTCGCAGTGCTGCATTAGCCAGCGCGTTTATCATTAGCAACGGCTCGGCATACTTGCCCCAATACTCATTGCCTGCCAGAATCATTGTCATTGTTGCAACAGCAATAATGATATTGAGCCAGATTGTTTTAGATTTGTACCAGGGTTTGGTATTTGTCTGTGTTGTCATTGTGAAACCATCCTATTCACGAGCCACATAATAATGCTGATCAGGCTTGCAATCGCTGCAACGCCTCCCCAAATTTTGCTAATCGATTGCTCGAGCTCTGATAACTTGCCTGCCAGCTCTTTTACCTCGGCTCTCATTTCAATTTCATTAGCTTTAATTGCCGTTTCATTGGCTCGGCTTAGGCGTAGCAAGTTATCAATTTTTTCTTCGAGCCGTGCTAACTTTACCTCGATTGTATCTGTCACTCGTTTACCGCGCTTCCGACCAAACGCCAAAAATCAGCCCAGGGGAAATTATGCGGATCGTATTTACCGCGCGTGTCTATGCCTGCATGGCTTGTTACCATTTGAATGCCTGGGTATTTCTTTAGCCAGGTTGCCACAATGCCTGCTACGCTTGCGACTTGCTCGGCAGGGAATAGATCAGGTTTGGTTTTGCTTCCTGTGTTGCTGATTTCTATGCCGAGGCTGGCAGCGTTTGGTGCACCGAGGCTGCCTACTTTGCTATAGCCTACATGATATGCAATAACGTCATCAGGCACCATACGTGTACGCGCGCCTGTTTTTGATACGTAGTAATGAATGCTTACCCCTGCTGCATTGTTTTGCAGGTAGGCAATTTCGTTTGCATCATTACCACTGCCGCCTGTGTGGTGCAACACAATAACGGTAGGCGCTTTTGTACGCTTGCCGCCTGTGTTTGCGGCTGGCACGATTTGTTCTGGGTATGTCATACAGCCCCCTGGTAACGCTCGATCTGCTCGGCAATTACCGCGCCTGATTTTGTATTTACCATGAAATACAATTTACCCTGCAACAGGGTTAAATTACCGTGGCAGCCGTCTTTAAATCGCAACATTTCCCATGCTGCCGTTATGCTTTTACGATACCAAACATGTATACCAAATTGTCCAGCTGGTACATTGGCATTACTCATGCTGGTTGCAAACCATTGCCCAGCCTTATCTACAAATACGTATGTAGGTGTTGCCATGTACGTACCGCCTGGTATGCCCAGGTCAAACGCTTTTGGTAATGGTGTTGGTGCCGTTGGTGCCTTTGGCGCTGCAAGCTTATCAGTATCCATTGTGTACCTCATTCATATTGCTACGCTCGAGTATAGCAAATCACGTTGCAAGTAGCGCAATAACTTGCTGCAAATCGTGCTGTATGTTGGCTATTCGTACGTTGATGTTTGCAAGCCAGCTTGCATAGAATTTGGTTTGCCTGCTTGGCTCGGCTGTTTGCATTTCAGCCTGCAATTTGGTTGCCTTGGCTGTCCAAAATTGCAGCTCGTAATCTAATTTACCATGCTCAAATAGTAGCTGCTCGCGTTTTGTGGCAGGCACAATAGTTTCAGCTTTTTGCTTTACTGCCATACCGCTACCCCTTCGCTGTCTACCTCGAGCCATTGGCTCCATCATGCCTGGCTAGCCTTCCAATGCTGCCAGCCCTTGCCGTTAGCCCACAGCTGCCGAAATGTTGCATACTGGTTGGCTGGTGTATCGAATTCGGCATGATCGCGCCCTGTCAACAGCATATAGGTGCCGTCATTAAACTGCCACAGCCCTCCGTCATTGGTTGCAGATCGTGCTGTTAGCGAGTAGGTGCCATACGTCAAACCATTACCTGATTCGCAAGCCACTATAGCGGCTGCTTCGCGCGTTACGGTAAACGGCTGCATATGGCATTCATTGCCAAAACATTGCAGGTACCAAAATAGTATTACTGTGTTCATTGCGTTACACCTTTACATACAAACCGATTGCATAATACGCAATCAGTGCCAGAAATGCCAACAGTACTGCATAACAAACCAGGTATAGCACCACTATAACGGCTCTCATACGTCGTTATCTGCATAGTCTGGGATTGTTAGCCCTTTAGCCCAGCTGGGTTGATTTTCTCGCAGGTATCGCAGGTTATAGAGTAGCTCGCTGTATGGCTGCCGTGTGATTCGCGCAAAATCTACACACATTTGTAACCAGGTATCAAACTCGATTGCTTGCCGCTTGCCCTTGTACTCGAGCTCGAGTTTTTTATCTACGTACATCATGCACACAAAACGCAATGTATACCGGCTCTGTATGGTACGTTTTGCATAGAGTATGACGCTGTGTGGCTGGTTGGCTGTCGCTACAATCTCGAGCCATTCCGATTGCTTCGCCCAGCGTCTTTCTACCAATAGTCCTAAATCTGCATATGTATCTTGCTTAACCCAG